GTAGAAAAACCAAATGGCCACAGCTCAGACAAGGCCTTAGAAGTGTACAAACGATGACCATTCACGATACGAAATAACTCCTTATCGGGAAAGTCAAACCCAAAAATGCAAGCATGATAATGGGGGCGCCCATAAGTTTCACCATACTCGCCACAATGAAAAAAACGAATACCATCTCCGAAACGCTTTCTCAAACGCTTCATAAACAGTTGGTAATCTCTAACATCGAGACTATAAGGATTTTCCCTACTAGCCAAAGATTCAGGACTAAAAGTAAGAGTAATAAAACAATTGTTTGCATGTAAAGATGCCTCGTGCATACATCGAACAGCCCATTGACGAGAACGCTCCAAACGGCATCCTACACACTGACCACATGGAATTTTTAAAGGTTGGTCGGGTTGAAGAGCATAAGTAGGACTGAAAACTAAACCCCTCTTTCCTGAGGGGTTGACGTCCTTACTTCTCCAAGCCTCCATCGGATGGAAGCAAGGCATAATTACATCCGAATACCACCACGCATAGGCATGGCGTAATTTTTAGACTTAACACGAGACGCTGTTTTTGTAAACAAACGCTTACTATAAGACTTCTTAAGACGCTTCCGATATTGCATAACAAACTCCTAAAAATTGAATTTAGACACCTATCGGTGTCAGTGGGAACAGTTACATCAAGTAGGCAACTGTTCCCACACCCTCGATTATACATCCGCGGCAGATTCAGCCGCGATTTTTACCAACATAGGCTCAGGCTCAACCTTTGGTTGGGCGAGACCAAGAGTAACCATTTCATCCGCATTAGCGGGATTAGTTACAAACTCAATAAACGCCCCTGGGTCGTTTCCGAACTTCTTACGAACGGAGCTGGGAAGCTCCTCAAAAGACGCTTGCGCTTGAATAACAGTATTAAGGGCTACCTGATACTCATTAACCTGAGTAAAGTCGCCATATTGCGCCTGAGCGCGTGCGACATGAGTAATAATGCCCGTTTTATCATACTTTTTCAAAATACGATTTACATCACATTCATCTTTAAAAGCCTGTTGAACAACAGACTCAGATTTAACATCAAGCGAAACACGTTTACGTTCGCCATCAAATTGCTTACGAAATTTAGCCATAATTACTTACCTTTATTAATTTTGATAGATTTAAGAACAATATCAGGAATAGCACGAAATAAACCCGTAACGGTAGATAAATCGACACCATAATACTTAGCAATCGCAGGAAGACCACCATTAGAATTGATATGGTTAGCAACGGCCTCCTTAGCCGCGTTTTCAGCTGTAATACCAATAGTTTCTTCTTGAATTTTCTCAGTAAGCTCAATGATTTGTTTTGTCTCACGAAAAACTTTTAACTCTTGCTCCCTGGTCAAATCATATTGAGCAGTCAAATTCTGTATCTCATACTCAACCTTAGAAGTCTCCTCAGTAGTTTTAGCAGTCTGCGAAGACTGCAAAGCACCAATCATACCTTGACCGCCTTCTGATTGAATAACAGGCGTAGAAGCTCCTCCAAGCTTACCTGCAAGAATAGGGTTAAGACCTGCTTTTTGCATATCCTGCATGGAACGCTGATAAGCAGTATTAGAAAGATTAACATTAGCCCGATTAGCCTCGGACTGACCCAAAGCAGATGCGGCGGCGCCTAAAGCACCGCCCCAACCACCAGTTAAAGCACCTGCACCAATTGAAAGAGCAGAAGATAAAACCGACATAAACCCCCCCTATTTCTGAATAGGGGATTTAACAAAAAGGGCAACGATATTAGTCAAAATAAGACCAATAACATCCCAATTAGAAAGAATAACTTCCATAGTTATAACTCCTTAACATTAAGTTGAATATGAATATGAGTAGGCTCAAGAATAACAGTAAACCGATGACCTAAATCACGGATTAAAGTATAAGCGACTTCGTTTTTAGTCGCATCATCAAAAAAATTGGTACGAATATCAAATGCACAACCATAGTAATGCAAAGAGCCAGCAGAATGCTCACCATCGAGACCCGAAGTAATAGTAACTCCCTCCGGTCGTCCAAAGCGCTTGTAAACCTGCTCACAAATCATTAAAGCCGGACGCATACGCAGATCCAGCCCATTCATAATAACACCTTCTTTCAATTTCATAATAATCGCTCCATGCCGCTAGGCGAGGATGCGCGGAATACCGCGCACCCTTTAAGTTTTAGAAATGGTCAATAAGACCAGGGACAGAATAAGTTGGCATAGGTCGAGCGCACTTCAAATCAAAATACGAATCAAATACAAAATGCGGATAACTAGGAATAGCAATTACACGATCAACCGGTGGATTCTCTTCAATAAAATCAGCCGACAAAGTAGGACGAGAAGCAAAATCCTGCGCTAAATGCCATACATCCAAAGACTGCGCAAAATTAGAACGCATTTGTCCAGTAATCTGAGAAGGCTTATAACGATACTCAGCGTAACGCTCCTGATAGCCAAACACAGTTTCATCATTAGCAGAACCATCCGCGTAAATCTCTTTCGACAAAACAGCTTGCTCACCGAGGTGAGCCAAAGCAGGCCAAAAATAATCAAATCGGGTTTGGCGTGACCACATACGATTAATTCCCTGCTGATAAGTTAAATCAGCACGAACACAAGCAAGACCGATAATAACGCAATGCTCAGTAAATGACTTAGTAAAACCATGACCGGAATAAGAAACAGTACCAGCCGCAGATAAATTACCCTGCGGAGAGGTAGCATCTGTGGATGAAGTTTGAGCAATAGGATTAATCACAATAGGCGAATGACCACCGCCTAAATACTCAGGACGCTGTAAACGAGCATCGGGAGAAACTACGCCAAAATGCGAGCGAATAATCTCGGTATAACGCGTGCCGCCACGAGCATCGCGCTCGTATAAACGCTGAACTTGAAAGGCTTCACGCAAATCATTAATAGTAGCCGCAGTTACATCGGATAAATTAGCATAAAGCGAAGTAGCCTCAGAACCAGAAACAGCGTTATTAGTCGAAATCAAATTTGCACCTGAATTAGGGTCACGCAAAAAAAGATATGTATCAAGAGTGGCAGAATAAACAGAAACTTGACTAGAGGTACCCTGATTAATAGTAACAGGTGCATTTCCAGCCAAAGGCAAATCAACAGCATCACCCTTCTGAGGCCAAGGAAGGCATGAAGTAAAATAATCATGACGCTTACCGCGCTTTAAAAGAACATAATCGTCAGGATTGTCAGGCCCATCGTCTTTATCAACAACAACAGAATCTTGAAGATTTTGGTCTCTAAACCATTCGTTATAAATAAGATTATATGCACGAGCGTGCAAGTTATTAATCTCAAGACCGGCTACCTGAGTAGGCAAACCCATGTAATCGTAAAGAGAGGAATTAGCAAAACCGCCAGACGGACTTGTAACAGTAGGAACCAAATAGTCAGTTGAATCACCGGGATTAATTTGCTCACCGTTAAACTTTTGCCAGTTATCCCAAATCAAACGATTAGGAACAGCAAAAAAGAAGGTCTCAAAATGCAAATTATCCATAAACGGAGTAAGTGGAGTAGCAAGACGCCCAAAACCAGTCATATTCAAATTAAAGGTATCACCGGGCAAGGCTTCATCAACAAAAATAGGAACAAGGTAGCCAGCATCAAACGTGGTTTTTAAACCGTGTGAACGGTTAAAGGATGAACGCTGAATTTCAGCTTTAGGGACACGAGAAAAGTCGTGACCCATTACAGAAGGTAAAGATTTATTAAACATAATTACACCTTAAAGAGGAAATAAAAGAGCATTTAACGGAGCAACTAAATCAGGCTCATGAACTTCGAAAATACCAGTCTGGTCATCATACTCACCCATTTCAAAAAGAGAAAAGGAATCTACATGCTTATGGAAAGTATGCTCAGGGTCGTTAACCAAATCAGAAATGGCACGTTTAGCCAAAACCTCGTTTTGCATAAAAAAAGGTTGAAGATAAGCACCAGCGGCAGAATCACGAACAGTATAGATTTTAACTTTCATTTAATTTCCTTTATCCACATCACGTGGAAGTTTTTTTAGTTTAGTTAGTAACACAGTTTCACGGGTTTCAAGCCGTTCAGCAGTATTATTATCAAGATGTTTTAAGGCGTCAAGTTCGCGCTTATAAATAACCTCCTCAAAATCAAAAGGACGCTCAACAGCTTCCAATTTATCGTAATACTTAGGAGGTCGAGTTTTCTTACCATTAACCACAACGAAATCATGAGGGTAAACATCATCACGAAATTTATCATACCAATCACGCCCGATACCCGGACGACGTGACATAGTAGTATATTCGGGCTTTCGCTCCCAGCATTCACCAGTTTCATCATCTATTTTTAAATAATGCAACTCAGCTTTATCGCCTGTTATTTTCTTCATAATATAACGCGCGACATACGCGGCAGATTCAAAAGTAACGTCACCAATAGTTGAAAAACCAAAAGGCCACAACTCAGACAAAGCCTTAGAAGTATACAAACGATGACCATTCACGATACGAAATAACTCCTTATCGGGAAAGTCAAACCCAAAAATGCAAGCATGATAATGGGGGCGCCCATAAGTTTCACCATACTCCCCACAATGAAAAAAACGAATACCATCACCAAAGCGTTTTCTCAAACGCTTCATAAACAGTTGGTAATCTCTAACATCGAGACTATAAGGATTTTCCCTACTAGCCAAAGATTCAGGACTAAAAGTGAGAGTAATAAAGCAATTGTTCTCATGTAAAGAAGCCTCATGCATACAACGAACAGCCCATTGACGAGAACGCTCAAGACGACATCCTACACATTGGCCACATGGAATTTTTAAGGGTTGGTCGGGTTGAAGAGCATAAGTAGGACTGAAAACTAAACCCCTCTTACCTGAGGGGTTTAGATCCTTACTTCTCCAAGCCTCCATCGGATGAAAGCAAGGCATAGCATTACATCCGAATACCACCACGCATAGGCATGGCGTAATTTTTAGACTTAACGCGAGACGCTGTTTTGGTAAACAAACGCTTACTATAAGACTTCTTAAGACGCTTTCTATACTTCATAACACACTCCTAAAAATTGAATTTAGACACCTTCGGTGTCAGTGGGAACAGTTACATCAAGTAGGCAACTGTTCCCACACCCTCGATTATACATCCGCGGCAGGTTCAGCCGCGATTTTTACCAACATAGGCTCAGGCTCAACCTTTGGTTGAGCGAGACCAAGAGTAACCATCTCTTCCGCGTTCGCGGGATTAGTTACAAACTCAATAAACGCCCCTGGGTCGTTTCCAAACTTCTTACGAACGGAGCTAGGAAGCTCCTCAAAAGACGCTTGCGCTTGAATAACAGTATTAAGGGCAACTTGATACTCATTCACCTGTGTAAAGTCGCCATATTGCGCCTGAGCGCGTGCGACATGAGTAATAATGCCCGTTTTATCATACTTTTTCAAAATACGATTTACATCACATTCATCTTTAAAAGCCTGTTGAACTACAGACTCGGATTTAACATCCAGCGAAACGCGTTTACGTTCGCCATCAAATAGTTTTCGAAATTTAGTCATTATTTCATTCCTTTAATAGATTTAAGAACAATATCGGGAATAGCACGGAAAAGGCCCGTAACAGTGGATAAATCAACGCCATAATACTTAGCAATCGCAGGAAGACCGCCATTAGCATTAATATGATTTGCAACGGCAGTCTTTGCAGCATTTTCAGCTGAAATACCGACGGTTTCTTCTTGAATTTTTTCGGTGAGCTCAATAATTTGTTTAGTCTCACGAAAAACTTTAAGTTCTTGCTCCCTGGTCAAATCATACTGAGCACTTAGATTCTGAATTTCATACTCAACTTTAGTGGTTTCCTCAGTAGTTTTAGCAGTCTGAGACGACTGCAAAGCACCAATCATACCTTGGCCGCCTTCAGATTGAATAACAGGCGTTGAAGCTCCTCCAAGCTTACCTGCAAGAATAGGATTAAGACCCGCTTTCTTCATATCAACCATTGAACGCTGATAAGCGGTATTAGAAAGATTAACATTAGCCCGATTAGCTTCGGACTGACCCAAAGCAGAAGCGGCGGCGCCTAAAGCACCGCCCCAACGACCAGTTAAAGCACCTGCACCAATTGAAAGGGCAGAAGATAAAACCGACATAAAACCCCCTACTTCTGAAGAGGGGATTTAACAAAAAGGGCAACGATATTGGTCAAAATAAGACCAATAACATCCCAATTAGCAAGAATAACTTCCATAGTTATAACTCCTTAATATTTAATTGAACATGAATATGAGTAGGCTCAAGCACAACAGTAAACCGATGACCTAAATCACGAATCAAAGTATAAGCCACTTCGTTTTTAGTCGCATCATCAAAAAAATTGGTACGAATATCGAAAGCACAACCATAGTAATGCAAAGAACCTGCGGAATGTTCGCCATCCAAAGCTGAAGTAATAGTTACGCCCTCCGGTCTTCCAAAACGCTTATACACCTGCTCACACATCATTAAAGCCGGACGCATCCGCAGATCCAGCCCATTCATAATAACACCTTCTTTAATTTTCATAATCGCTCCATGCCGCTAGGCGAGGGAGCGCGGAATACCGCGCACCCTTTGGGTTTAAAAATGGTCAATTAGACCAGGGACTGAATAAGTAGGCATAGGTCGGGCACATTTCAGGTCGAAATAAGAATCGAAAACGAAATGAGGGTAAGAAGGAATAGCAAGCACACGGTCAACCGGAGGATTCTCTTCGATGAAATCAGCCGACAAAGTAGGACGAGACGCAAAGTCTTGGGCCAAGTGCCAAACATCAAGAGACTGGGCAAAGTTGCTACGCATTTGACCCGTAATCTGTGAAGGCTTATAGCGATACTCTGCGTAACGCTCTTGATAACCAAAAACATCATCATCAGCAGAAGTTCCATCTGCATAAATCTCTTTCGAGAGCACAGCTTGTTCACCGAGGTGAGCCAGCGCAGGCCAAAAATAATCGAAACGGGTTTGGCGTGACCACATGCGATTAATACCCTGCTGATAAGTCAAATCAGCACGAACACAAGCAAGACCAATAATAACGCAGTGCTCAGTAAAGGACTTTGTAAAGCCATGACCGGAATAAGAAACAGTACCAGCCGCAGAAAGGTTGCCCTGCGGAGAAGTAGCATCAGTCGATGAAGTCTGAGCAATAGGGTTAATTAAAATCGGAGAATGACCACCGCCGAGATATTCAGGACGTTGTAGGCGTGCATCGGGAGAAACAACGCCAAAATGAGAACGGATGATTTCAGTGTACCGAGTACCACCGCGAGCATCGCGCTCGTATAGACGCTGAACTTGAAAGGCTTCACGCAAATCATTAATAGTAGCCGCAGTTACATCGGATAAATTAGCATAAAGCGAAGTAGCCTCAGAACCAGAAACAGCGTTATTAGTCGAAATCAAATTTGCACCTGAATTAGGGTCACGCAGATAAAGATAAGTATCAAGAGTAGAAGAATAAACAGAAACATTACTAGAAGTGCCCTGATTAATAGTAACAGGTGCATTTCCAGCCAAAGGCAAATCAACAGCATCACCCTTCTGAGGCCAAGGAAGGCATGAAGTAAAATAATCATGACGCTTACCGCGCTTTAAAAGAACATAATCG